GACAGATATAAGGCATGTCATAGAAGTTATTATTCCACCCTGTGATGATGTCAGGGGTGTCATGCACCCAATGCTTATGGAAGTCCTGCAGCATTTCATGCTCAGTGTTGAAGATACGATACTCCACACCTTCGGGAGGATCATACTCTCGTGTGCCCCATGAAATGATCTTCTTACTGATCATATTCTTCATAGTGATACACAACATGTCTTCTTGACATGCATCTACATCAGGGAATCCATTCTCACATGCAACCTCGATATCGATTGTCCATATACTCATCTGAGACATGTCATAGTTGACACGAGTAGGGTATTTCTGGGCGATATGTTGGAATACAAACCGCTCATACCCATGGACTTCCATTCCTTCTACGTCGGAATACTTCTGCAGGAAGTCTCGTGCCTCACGGACACCATCAAACTTTTTCTTATGTGCATACCTACCATCCAGAGTCTTATACTTGGATGGTTTTGATTGATTTGCAGGCACTAAGTAGAGTGAAGGGGAGGTCTTCTCACGGTATTGCACACGCTCACCGTTACGGTATCCCCTTACCAACGCAGTGTCACCAAAGATGATTACGTTAGTGTAAAAATCACTCATTCTTGTCTGTCTTCTTCTCTTTGGATTCTAGCATTACTAGGTATTGTTTTGCAACCTTTGCCGAGGGATCTACTACCGTTAATACATCAGTACTGTCGATGAATAGGTCGTCTTGATCGCTATAATATGGAAACTTTTTCAGTCCATCCTCTGTTACCTCGTGGCAGTTTTGGATCAGGAAACTAGGCTCCTCATCCATCTCCACTAGGTCACCCAATAACGAGACCTTCGGGTGGTACTTCAGAATAATCAACTTTAACATCATCTTTTCGTGATTTTTTAATGGTTTTCAATGCGTCTTCATATCGCTTGAGGACTTCCCAATGTGGATCAGCAATACTCACAACGTGTTGTAGAGAAATAAAATTAGATCCTACAGTCAATGGGAAAAATGGATAGAATCTCATACGAATATTGCCAAGAGGGTTAGATTTACCCGCCTCCTCGACAAGATACTCTTGGTCATTCATTTCTAATTGAATAGAGAAAGAGTCTTTAAATTCATATGCAAGGACACGGGCTTCATCACCTTCGGAGTCTCTAACTTCTTTGATGTCAGCGATTACGTCCTCGCCGTTTGCCATTCTTGCTACCTTTACGCTCATAGTTTTCTTCTAGTAGGGTTAGCACCTCATCTAGTTTATCAGATGGCACGTCCAAAGTCAACATAGTTAGATCTTTGCAATGAGGTGGTGCCAGATTTACATACATGTTCATAGTCAGTGTCTCCAAACAAAAAGAGACCCCTGTGTTAAGAGTCTCTTTTCTTGTGTAGTATATAGTATACCACAGTATAGGTCTATGAAATTGTTGTCGGTGTTGAAGCACCCAGTGACCCAATTCAATCTGCTTATCCTAGGAGTCCTAGGAGTCATTCAGATCATACACACCCATGCACACTATAAAATGGAGATGGATGTGCACGCATACTGTAGACAGAATGCAGAGTGGGTAGAGTCCCAGTCTACTGAATATTGAAGACCTTTCTCTTCTGGTGATCTGGGATAATTTTATTGAGAGTGATAGATAACATACCGTTGTTGAAGGTAACTTCACTAACCTCTACGTCATCAGATAGATTGAATCCTCGTGTGAAGGATCTACCTGCTACACCTTTGTAGATAAAGTCCTCTTTGTCTGGTTTCTCTTCTTGATCTACTGACTTGACAATTAGGATATTACTCTCTGTGCTTACCTCAATGTCTTCTGGTCTCCATCCTGCTAGTGCTAGATCGATTCTCCATTTGACGTTGGATTCCTTAATGATATTGTATGGAGGATACTGACCACCTGGTGATCCTGCTCCATATGAATGCAGTCTGTAGAATAGATCGTCTAGTCCTACGCTGTAGCGATTGGCTGCATCAAAAATTGCATCGACATCCTTAGATGTCCACTTAGTTAGTTTCATAATTCTCCTTAAAAAGCGAGTTTGATTGTGTGGTCCCCGAAGGCAACCACCTATATTTAGCGTGTATGACTAGGTTTTGTATAGGGTAATACCCGAAGAAATATTTGGTAACAACCGTCTAATAATTATTTCGCTAAATAGAGCTAGCACATCCCTCGCGAGGATAAAATGAAAAAGATTTCAGCAGTGCTTTTCGGAATGTTTATGTTGACCGCACCCGCACAGGCGGATATTACGCATCGCTTGTCCAGTAGTGTACAACTCACTGTGGATGCAGCTGCAACAAATGTACAGAGAGTTGGTAGCTCATATGCTGTCACAGGTAACAACGTTACCACACAATATACACCTTCTGGTGGTAGTGCAACAAGCTCTATTGGTAGTTTAACTGTCTCCTCAGGCGTTGGAGCGATTCCTACGTTGTCAGCAACCCAAGCAACTGCAGGGGAAAGTTTCAGCTTCTCTCAAACTTTCTATCAAGGAGATGCTCTAGGTTCTAGTGCACCAACAGTAGGAGAAGTTCATAACTTCAGTAATCAGACAAGTACTGCTGCAGGTAGTGCAGGAAGTCTAGCTGGTACTATTGATTCATCGTCAACGATGACTCTAACAGCTGGAGGAGCAGGCACATCAGCTACTGGACAATTCACTAGCGAAATCCTAATCAAGTAGGATGATAAAGAGGTTTACTATAGGCATGTTGTTACTGTGTAGCAGTGCTGCACAGGCAGTGCCTGTAGTACCTAATTTTCAGCAAGGCCAAATGACTAGCCATACAGAAACTACTTCTGAAGTGACTGAGGTCATAAATTCGATGGATTACTCCACAGGATATACATACAGTATATCAGGTCATGGGGTAAAACCACAGGACAATGGGACAATCACACCTGGTGCAACAAGCAGTATTGGAGTGACCGCACCACAAACGTCTACAACTAGTAATGGAATTAATTCGACATGGACAGGATTAAACCTAGACCCAAGCAACAAACCAACGTGGGTCCAAAGCACACCTGGTGGAAACTTCAGTTTCATGGAAACGTATCACGGACCAGGTCTGCAAAATCACACGATCATCGAGAGAACAACAAAAATTCAAAGCGTAACAGATACCACAAGTATCTTTACCCAGTAATTGCACTAGCATTTGCAGCACCAGTTAACGCTGAGACTGTAGGTGGTGTGTCTGCGACAGCAAACCCAGTCGCGAATAGCTCAGGCTCAGTGACCAACCAGGCAATTCAAGTTTTACAAGGACCATATATCCAGAATGGATATGGTGATGGTATTGTGTGTCAGGGACCTACCGCTAATTTTACTCCATATGTCACTAGGTCAACTTCATGGAATTTTCCTTACGAACCGACCTATCAAGATCCTGTATACAACATGCTTGACCTTGTTGGAGACTTTGATGACAGTGGCAACGCAATTCCAGACGGGATTCCCGATCATCCAGGTGAGATTTTGTATCATAGAGAAATAAGAACGGGACAGAAAGATAACTATAACTGGAATGCAGGTTTCTCTGCCACTATTTCATGGCCATTGGACGGAGAAGCACAGGAATTGTGTAAGGAAGCAGCAAGAAATCACAACATGTTGCGTGAGCAAATGACTGCTAATCGTAGATTGGAGTTTGAGCTTACAAGATTATCCAGATGTGGTGAGCTTGCCCAGAATGGTATTACATTCGCAACTTGGAGTCCTTATTTTGACCTATGTAAGGATGTGGTAGTGAATCCTAAGATGATTCAAGGTGTGCCACATACACATAGTATCAATCCAGTTTCCTCTTCAAAGGTGGTAACCCCCTCTTCGAACGGTAACGGTCAGTCCTCCTCTCTGAAAGAGATAAGTGTCGGGGATGTGACCCCTTAGAATTAATCTTAGACATTACCTTCTTCACAGCAGGTTTTACAACCTTTAGTAGTAATTCTGCTAAAGGTTTTGCTAATAGAGCAGAGGTTGTTGCAACTACAGCAATAGATGTAGTAGCCATTATTGCCCCTGCAGTGGGTATATTTCCAACAACTTGGTCAGGTATTGACACCTTGACCTTTATAGGCACACATTCTATCTGTGTGCCATTTTTTATGAGTTTATACTCGACAATCTTTTGATCACCAGTTACTGTGCCTACTGGCTCCTTCGCTTCTTGGATCTCAGTAGGGCATTGCTGCTCTTCTTCTTTAGTTACACCACTTGTATCAGGCACTGGTGGAGGACCTGGCAATTCTGCCTCTGGGGGTGGCTCATATACAGGGACAGGTGGCTCATACTTATATTGTATTCTACTTGCGTCGTAATCTATAGGTGAAAATGATGGTACACCACTATCACACAAGACCATATTACCGTCTGGATCATTCTTCCTCAGCTCATCCTGCATCTTACCAGTGGTTGATTGCTCCTTATGATAAGTAACACAACCAGGTATATTAATAATAGGAGATCCTATCTGTTGGGTAATAGGATGAAGATTTGGAAGGGTCGTAGGCATATTGCGTAACCACTCAGGTGTATAAACCTGAGGGATTTCTCTTATACCTACCTCATTTATCTTTATCGAAGGTATCGTCATCACAATGCTCACTAAAATCAGTTGCCATCTGACCACCTATCTTGGCACCTTGATCAGCACCACCTAGTGCGACCAGACCCGCCAATACAGGTCCCACGAATGGTATACCAGAAACAGCAGGGGCTGCTGCAGCACCCATACTAGCTCCCACCACACGTCCTGTTTGCTCTCCACCGCCCGCCGACTTGATACATGCGACTGCACGGTCGTCGAGCTTTCCCACCGAGGGGGATCCACTCCCATCCTGCCATGATCGAGGATTTGACACTTGTCCGCCTTGGTTGGTCTTACCATCCATGACGTATTCTTCTACTACTTGAGTCCTCTTTTTACCTAGACCAAGCAGTCCAGCTGGTTTTTCAATATCTCTAGTGATATGCATGGTCTTTGGATCGTTTGCTCTATAAGCAATCGAATAACCATCCTCATCAACTCTTGCTGAGTATGTTGAATAAGGTCCTACAGGAGGTTGAATAAGTGGCAGAGTATTATTCTTGGAAATCATTCCAATCATACCAATATGTCCTATACCTAGGACAATACCAAGTCCACCTGCAAACCAGTTAATAGGTTTCATTTTCCTGGTAGCGTTGGGATAGCGGGTCCTGTCGCTTTAGGAATCTTTGGCACCTCTGCATCAATAGCAACAGGAAGTGCATCAGTCAATGCAGCAGTAATAGCCTTGCTAACACGAGACTTTACATTCTCTGTAATCTCTTCTCTCTGTAGATAAACATATCCACCTGTGCCTACAATGGCAAGAGAAACAACACCTGCAAAGATCGCAAGTCCGTCAATAATCTTTCGCATAATTTACTCCTTTTCTTTCTTAGCGACATATTCCACAGTGTATGTGGTCTTAGCACCTGCACTTGGCTTCTTCTCATCACCATTCTTCTTGGTCGTAGCGACGCCAAAAGTAGCTAACGTTCCTGTGAAGACCGAGGCTATGAAAGTTGGATCAATATTGGTCTTTGCTAGACCTGGCACCTGCAAATAATTAATAGTCAGGATAGCCGCAGACCACCCAAGGATAGTAAGACGCACCAAAGTGGCGACACCTTCATCCAATAAGTCAAACTTTTTTTCTTGTTTAACTTTAGGAGTTTCAGCCATGATTCTAGTGTAAGTACCTCTATTTAGCTACTTACAGATTCCACTGGTTGTTTCTTCTTTCCGATATTATATTTACTCTCTAACGTCCACTCTCCCTTGTCCTTATATGACAGGACTTTGATCTGATTAAGGGGTGCCAACTCATCGTCACCTACTGGTGCTACAACTACGATAAGTCCCCAGTCAGATAGGAGTCTAGCAATACGATTGCGTCTTTGTACATCATTCGTAGTCATGTTTGATGGTTTCCCATCTAGTGCAAACAATTCTTTGAAGTGTACTATGTAATACTTGCCCTTCTTATGAAGGATATGGCACGATTGATATAGTTTTTTCTCTTTACGAGAAGCTACACCGATCCTAGTAAGGGTTTCTCTAACTTTTAGGAAGTCATCTGGTTCTTTTAATGTAACCTCAACCATCATGCTAGGAGACC